TACTCTTCTTCAGCTTTAGTATTTGCAATAGCATCTAATAGCTGATAAAATTTTAATTCTACAGGTTCCTGTTGTTCAGTAGGAATAGTAGGCATTAGTTTCTCCATAGATTGTTTCATTACATCTTCTGTAAATTCACCTTGCACAATCTCTGTTCTATATAACATACCATTAATACGAACTTCAATAAAATTTCCAACACCTGATGCACTTACAGGAATAATTGTAATATCTAGATTTTCCATAATTATTCTTTTACTTCTTTAATTTCATTATTTTGTTCTGCTGTAGCTTCTCCGAATCCTTTTTCTCCTCTTTCTGTTTCACTCAGTTCTTCTACCAAAGTAGGTTCTAATATAGAACAAGGAACAATGACTAACTGAGCAAATGGTTCATCTGTAGTATATACTGTAGGAATAGCATCTGTAGTTACTTTAAATTTAGCCATTAACTCCCCACGATATCCAGCATCTATTAAACCTACTCCATTTGTTAAAGCTATAGAACGTTTACTGATTGAAGACTTCATCATAAGTAAACCACAATACCCTTCAGGAATCTCTATTGCTAAATCAGTATGATATACAAGTACTAACTTTCCACTATTATCTACTTCCTGAGTAATACGAGTAGCATACAGATCCAATCCAGCATCTCCTGCTGTGGCTCTAGTAGGCAACTTGCCTTCAGACTTCTTAATCTCTTCTGTACCGTCTTCTTTCTTTACTGAGTAATCTAACTTTTTAAATTTCAACTGTTCCATAATTCTTTTTCTACTTTTCTATAACCTTCTTCTAAAACTTCTACTATCTCTTTAATTATTTCATTCTTAATTGTATCAACATTAAGACCTTGTGTAACTTCTTTAGAGTGTACGATTCCGTGAGTAACACCTTCTTCGTTTTTACGTATGAAGTGAACGTGTAAAGTAGGATTACCGATACGATTTTTATTTACATCTATATCCTATGTTTCCCACCAAATAGCTTCTAAATTATTCATCTTGTTCAATATCTTTTGTATTAATACTAATTGCTTTGCCATGATGAAATCCCCAATCTAAGAATACTGTATTACAAAGCACATGATCTATATGA